ATGGAGGTATCTTACGAAACTGTAGAAATGGAAATGGAGATGCCTAGTTTTGAAATGGATTTTGAGATGGAGCTACCAGAAATGGACATAGAAATGCCTGAAGTAGAGGTAGCTGTTGTTGAAGTCGAGATGGAAATGGAAATGGAATTAGAGTTAGAAATGCCAGCACCAGAGCCAGAAATGACAGAAGAGATTGAAGTTGCTCCAGAACCAGATACAATGGAGTCAGAACCAGAAATGGAGGAGCCCGTAAATGAGCCAGAACCAGAACCAGAATCTCAACCCGAGGCTGAGGCTGAGCCAGAATCCGTGGATGAGTCTACTGAAGAAGATGCTACGGAAGCTGAAACTGATGCGCAAGAGGAGTCTGAATCGGAAGAAAGCGTTCAAGAGACTGAGGCAGATGAGGAGCAACCAGAGGATATGGAAGAGGCAGAAGATAAGAGTGAAGCCGAAGAGAAACCTGTAAAGAAACCAGAATCCAAAAAAGAAAAAGCAGCGAAAAAAATAGTAAAGAAGATGGGTGATAAGGGTAGATATGACTCAACAAATCAGTTAAAAACATTAATCGTGATGCAAGTATTAGGAGATACAAAATCTTTTTTTGAGTCGCAAAAACAATTGGAGGATCGACTAGATTTTTTTACGGACTATATGATACCAGATGCAGAACTACAAAACAACAATACAGCTCAATGGTTTTTATTTGGTGGAAGTAATGTTAAGATGGACGAAATGATTATGCAACAATGGCAGATGGGTTTGGAATAGCAATGGCAGAAGTTGAGTTCGCGGGTTTGAAGTTCAAAGGCGGGAAGATCTTTGTAATTATAACAGCACTAACGACACTTGGCGGTGGATTGTGGGGCGGCTTTGAATTTTACAAAGATTACTTAACGATGAAAGAACAGATACAGGAATATGTAGCACCTGATCTATCTGGATTTGATAAAGAAATAGCTCTTACAAAAGAAGAGATGAAAAGCAAAACTGATCTTATTCAAACAGAAGTAGAAATGATCATGCAAGAAATGGAAATGATCATGTCGGAAATCAGATTAGTGAGTGATGTTGCTAATGAACTGAAAAACGACCTTAGACAAGATGTAAGACGTGTAGAAAAAATAGTAAATGATGTTGAACAATTGGTTAAAGAAGATTCGAGAGAAACCAACCAGGAGTTAAGAGATACCACGAAGGACATTCAGGAAGACATGGCAAGATTAAGGGATAAGTTGGAGCAAGCCATGACTGAGCTGGAAGAAAAAATAGAAAAAAGAATAAAACTTGCATTAGAAAATCCTTTATCACAGATGTGATATGGCTAAAACACCCTCCAACGAATACTTTACACCTGTTAAAAAAAGAACTAGTATAGGGCGTTCTTCACGCACAAGGCCAAAGAACAAAAACAAGAGACGTCAGTACGTTAAATATAGAGGTCAAGGATGAGAAAAGGTTTATATGCTAACATTCACGCCAAAAGGAAACGTGGTGGCAAAATGAGAAAAAAAGGTGCTAAAGGAGCGCCTACCGCAGCCAATTTTAAAAGAGCTGCACAGACTGCGAGGAAAAGATGACCAAATTATGTCCAAGAGGTAAAGCTGCAGCTAAAAGAAAATTTAAAGTATATCCATCAGCGTATGCCAATGCTTACGCTTCAAAGATATGTGCAGGAAAAATTAAAGATCCAAGTGGTGTTAAGAGAAAAGATTTTAAAGGACCAAAGCCTAACGCTGATGGCAACAGAACTTCACAACAACGTAAGCTAGTATCGAATGCAAGAAAAGTAATGGCTAAAGAAGGTATAAAAACAATTATAGCTGCCGGTTGTGGCGCTGTTAGAGATAAAAGTAGAAAACAAACTAAACTATCATAATGTCTGGACACAAAGGTTTAGCAAAATGGTTTAAGCAAGACTGGGTTGATATTGGTTCTAAGAAAAAAGGTGGAGGCTTTGCCAAGTGTGGTAGGTCAAAACTTAAAGCAGATAGAAAAAGAAAATATCCGAAGTGTGTGCCTGCAGCCAAAGCAGCAAGAATGACAGAGAGTCAAAGAAGATCTGCAGTCAAACGTAAAAGAAGTAAAGCTCAAGGAGTTGGAGGTAAACCTACCAATGTAAAAACATTTGCAATGAATGGCATGGACACAAGAAGAGCTGGTGCAGCAGTAAAAGGATTTGGGTTTAGAGGTGTCTTCTAAACGGCGGGATCCTAGAGTTGGCACGGGGAAGAAACCGAAAGGCAGTGGAAGACGTCTCTATACTGACGAAAATCCACGTGATACTGTGGGGATTAAGTTTGCTACTCCTACTGATGCCAGGAAGACTGTGGCAAAAGTTAAAAAAGTTAAAAAACCGTTTGCAAGAAAAATTCAAATCTTAACTGTAGGTGAACAGCGTGCTAAAGTTATGGGTAAAACAAAAGTAGCTGCTATTTTCAAAAAAGGAAAAGATGCAATTAGAAAAGCAAATAAAAAATGATGTAAGAAGGTGGTCTAAGTTAAATTTAGAAGTACCTAACCAACACTTAAATGGTATGCCAGCGTGTCCTTTTGCAAAAAAGACTTGGACCGACAGAAAAGTATTAATTAAAATAAAACAAAAAAATAAGTGGTATAAGTCAGAACTAAATAATCATTTAAGTAAATTAAATTTTGAAAGATATGAAATATTAATTTTCTGTGATCCTTATTATAATTATCCAACAGATTCCTTTCAAGATATTATAGATACATATAATAAGTGGTATAATAGAAAGGACATATACTTTATGGGATTTCACCCAAAAGCTACTCCAACCTTGGAGGAACATGCCTTTCTAGTAGATCCTGGCACGCAAGAGGTATATGATGGTACGATAGAGTATTCTATGATGCTAATACAAAAGTTCTCGCAATTACAGGAAGCTTCTGATAAATTACACAAAGCTGGTTATTACGATAATTGGCCAAAAGAATACTACAATGAGGTGGTAAAATCGCGATATAAAACTTATAATAAAGTAAGGAGATCTCTATGAAGAAAAAATCAGTGATGGCACGAGGCGGTATGGGAACTATGAAAAAACCTATGGCACGTGGCGGTATGGGAACTAAAATGAAAACTATGATGGCTAAAGGTGGCTCAAAGACAAAAAAAGCTAAGAAAAAGTCTGTAAAAAAAGGTAAGAAAAGAGGCTAATGCCTACTTACGCTAATACCGCTAATTTTGATTTATCTATTGATGAGATATGTCAAGAAGCTTATGAACGTTGTGGTTTGCAAGTTCGTGCCGGAAACGATTTGCAAACTGCACGTAGAAGTTTAAATTTAATGATGGCTGAATGGGCTAACAGAGGTATCAATCTATGGACAGTCAAAAAACAAGAAAAAACATTATCAGCTAATACAACAAATCTTACAGGAACAAATTTGTTTGGATCGGGTGCAGATGACAGTCAACAAATTATCGGTGTTACTGATGTTATTGTTAGGGACTCAAGTAACAATGATTATTCTGTAAACACAATCAGTAGATCGCAATACTGGAATTATGCCGTTAAAACGACCAGCGGAAGACCAACTCAATACTATTTTGAACGTACGATAAACCCAACACTATATCTATATCCTGCAGCTGATACAGCTTATACTCTAATATATTATGCTCTTGTTCGCATGTCTGATGCTGGCGATTATACGAACAATTCTGAGATTCCTTTTCGATTTCTTCCATGTTTAGTTGCGGGACTTGCATACTACATTTCACAAAAAAGAGCACCAGAAAGAATGCAAGCTTTAAAACTTTTGTATGAAGATGAATTCAAAAGAGCAGCTGATGAAGATGGATCTAGAACAAGTGTATATTTAACACCACAATCTTATTACGGGTCAGGTAGCTAATGCCTAGATATGCTAAAGGTAAATTTGCATTAAGAATATCTGACAGATCAGGTATGGCATTTCCCTATAATGAAATGGTGAAAGAATGGAATGGATCTACAGTGCACAAAAGTGAATTTGAGGCTAAACATCCGCAATTAGAACCTAATTATCACCCTACGGATCCTGAGTCTTTACAAAATGCAAAAGGCCAAGTTGTTAGTGCAATTGTAAATTTGGGAAATAATTTATTTGGTAGAAATTTGTTTGGTGTTAAACAGCAAACAATTTCACAATTTAATCCAATACCAGCTCCCGGTGCTTTTGAAACTGTTATTGTAAATACTATGCAGCCTGAAACTGACAATAAAGAAATAAAAATTAATATGAAATTAGGAACAGTGGAGGTTGTTATATCATGACTACATTTTCTGAATTACAAACACAAATAAGAGATTATACAGAAACATCATCTGATGTTTTAACTGATATTATAGTTAATGACTTCATAGAACATGCAGAAAAACGAATTTTTAGAGATGTTGATTTGGATATTTTTAGATCTTATCAATATGCTACACTTACACAGGGCGTGCCTTTTGTATCATTGCCTGGAGCTAATTTAGGTCAACTAGCTTTTATTAGATCTGCTCAAATATATGATGCAGCTAACCCTGTTAGATATTACCTTTATCAAAAAGATATTACTTATATGAATGAATATTGGCCAAATCGTAATACTGAGGCACAACCAAAATATTATGCAATGTGGGATCAAGACACAATATATCTTGCGCCTACACCAAATTCTGCATATAATATTGAATTAGCTTTGAACAAACAGGAGACTGGGTTGTCTGCATCCAATACTGAAACTTGGGTGAGTAAGAATGCTCCAAAAGTTCTTTTATATGCTTGCTTATCGGAGGCATATAAATTTTTAAAAGGACCAGATAATCTTTTAACCTACTTTGAGCAAGGCTACCAACAAGCACTACAAGGCTTGCAACTTGAACAACAAGGTAGAAGAAGACGTGATGAACACTATGATGGTGTAATTCGTTTTCCTCTAGAATCAAAACAACCATAAAGGAGATATAAAATGGCAATATCATCAGCAATATGTAACACCTTTAAAGGGGAACTTTTAGAAGGTAAGCATAACTTTTCGTCTGGTAGTGGTCATACATTCAAGATAGCTTTGTTCACTTCATCAGCTTCCTTGGGTGCATCAACTACTGATTATAGTACATCAAACGAAATAACTAATACTTCAGGATCTGCGTATACTGCAGGTGGAAAAGCATTAACAAACAACGGTGTTACAAGTTCATCTGGAGCTTC